TAAAAACCAGCAAGTTTTGACAACCAATAAGGTTGACCTCCAGGGAGTATATTGTTGGCAATAACATTAGTATAGAGCGAATCCCCACGAGAAGCAGATGTGGGGAAACTAACTGTGGCAAGATAAACTGGCTTTGCTAAAAAGTCACAGATATCTTGATATGGTTGAGTCTCTCTATATTCAGGTAAGGTCGTAGGTATAATAGGCGGATTCTCCTCTACACCAGTAACTAATTCTAATTTCGTTGTTGTTCCCAATAATTGGGAACTTATTTCTTGTTTTTGGGTTATGTTAATCTCATCATCAGCCATATGGCTATAAATTTAATTGTGTATAGGGAGGACTATTATAACGAGAACACATACATTATAATTGGATCTTTAAAAGAGCGTGAGACTTCACAAGAAGAAGTTAAATCCCTATCTATTAAGTGTCCGCTGAAACACTCCGGATCCTCGCCGGATACAGTTATTTTACTAACCAAACCCAATAATACAAAATAACGGAAGAGTTATTGGGGGGGGCTTATAAATTACAAGTACTCTTTACGCCCAGAATTGAGCAAAGAGAGTACTTCGTAACTTATCGTCTCAGGAGCCCAATACATGCAATGATTACATGCAGAGACAATTTTATCCGAATAAAAATCAAAAACCTCTTTTTGATGGAAACTTAATTCCTTTAAAGCAGTTTGAATTGTTTTCTTACAGTCTTCATAAAGTGAATCCTGCTTTTTCGTCCATTGAATCATGTCACAAATAGTCTCTAGTGACAAAGGGGCAACAATGGTTTTTAAAATATCGTGTTTTCTAAATTTACGCTTAAGGAAGGATACTTCTGTCCATAAAAGAAACGTAGTAACACCACCTTTCTTAAGGGCATCAGTATAGATATAACCTAGTTCAGACATTGATTGGATATGGTTACCCATATTAAACCAACCCTGAGCTGGGTAATCAACCCAGTGCATATTATCATCACCATAAACTTGTGTACGAAC